CTGCTTGATGTATTATTTTAGCACATTCTAGACACGGTGCATGGGTTACAAACAAACTTGCCGACTCACTGCTGTTTGTTGACCGAGAAACTTTGGCCAAACAATTTGCTTCCGAATGCAACACTTCTTTTTTGGAATGTAATCGACTCCATCCATGAGCAGATTCGGTATAACCATTAAGCATCATGAATCCATCACTTTGTCGGCATTCTTCTTTGAGAATATACTCTATATCTTCACAGTTATTATCCCAACCGGAAGGCATGCCATTCCAACCAAAACTTATAATATTATCATTTTTTACCAATACACTACCCACTTGCAATCGTTTAGCATGAGACATTTTGGCAATTCTTTCTGCCAAATCCATGTACAACTCAATATACTTTTGTTTTTTGAGTTTTTCCTTTTCGCCATCCATTTTCTACTTGCTCTCCATCGTTCATCATTTTATTTGAATTGCCATCAGTTATCCAAATTTTACCTTCATTTCGTTTATTAGGTAACTGTGCTATTTTTTTCAGGTGTCCACTTTCAGCATTTTTCTTTCCTTGAACATGTCCTCCAAGTTTGGCAATTTCAGTTCTCAATAAAGGATCAAAAAATGCATTTTTTTGCTTCTCTCTACATACCTCAGAACTTCGTTTACCACCCAAAGATGCTCCTATTTTTTGTATATCGACCATATGTCCAGATTCAGCATTTCTTTTACCTTGAATTTTACCACCCATAGAACATGCTATTTTATTTGCTTCATCCGTTTGACCAGTCAACAAATAATACGCACCTAAGTCTTGTATTTTACCATATTTTTCATAAAGTAATAAATGAGCATTAGCATGTTCTTCACGGGTTAGTTCAATTAGATTAGAAGGATCGTCAGTTCCTCCCATATGCTTTGGTATTATGTGATGTTTATGTTTCATAGATTCCTCCATGAAACTATTTATAAAAGTTCTACATGCAGAGAGTAAAATAATCAATTATAGATGTAAGCACTCACTTCACTTGTAAGGCACGACGAAAAAATGTATCCGATTACTCTAATATCACAAGTGTTTTTCTAGCCACCGATGCTTGGTTAGCATGTAAGAAGAATGGCAAGAATCTTTCACCTAAGAATCCTGGATAACGCCACGGTAATGGCTCTGTTGTTGTCGCTTGTGTTGGATATGGTTGACTTGTGTTCTGCCAAACATACTCAAGCAGTTCAAATAACTCTGATGCATATTTCCTGAATAGTTGTTTACGCATCACATAACATGTTTCAAAACTTGCTTCATTCTGGTCCCACCAGTTCAGTGAGTCTCTGTAATCTGGCATCAACTTTTCAATGCCTTCTAGAAACAGATTCAGATACTCTGCTGGTTGTGATTGAAGATATTGATTACGAACAGAGTAAGGCATCGCTGTCAGTTTGTTTGTAATCGCATCATGTTCTTTGAGCAGTTCAAGTGCCGCTGCTTTCTGCTCGTTTGATACCATGTATTCCGCATTCTCTTGTGTTGCGGGTAGACTTGCTTTCACCACATTCTCTTCTATGTCACCTTTGAAATCAAGGTAACGACGATATGTAGTGCAGCCGATGTAATCTGCACGACCATTTTTCCACAAATAATACTCGGATGCTTGTTGACCTAATGCACGAAGAAACTCATCTTCACTACACATTGTGTAATATTGACGGTATTCATAAACACTCTTGTGCATCGATGTATTGATCCAGTTACCTGGACCAGGAGCTTGCCAGCCATATGGACCATGTGAGCCAGCATATGCTGCCTTCAACCAAGAGCAATCGTGATCGAATGGAAAGTCTTTATGAAAATGACTTACCATTAACAGATCAGTCATTACTTTGTTCCTCTTTTTTCTTCTTTTTGAATTCGATGCGTGGAGCAATGGTTGCTTTGATCATTTCACGTTTGTAATCGTGTTTTCGTTCATTACTCATCTTTGACAGTAAAACTTTCAAAGATTTTTCCATTTTGAAGTTTGAATTAGATTTCATCACCAAGCCCAAGAAACGTATGAATAACGTGTACCTTTTGTTACAAGATCAACTCTGTGTGGATAAAGAAAACAAGATGGAAAGATCATAATTTCACCTTCTTTCAATTGAATAGCGGTATCTTGCCAAAAAACAAGTTCACCGCCCACATAATCATTGTTCAGACCACCAAGAACAGTAAGTGTTGGAATACCCTTGCGTTCGCCATCAAACATTGAATGAATATGATCACAGTGCAATTTCATTTGTGTGTCTGGGCGATATCGATTGAATCGAACTTCAGAAAAACCTTGCCAAGAATTCCACCATTCAAAATTGAAGTCTGTTATATATTGTTGCAGACCTTCCCATATTCTTTTCATAAAGAACTCTTTATGATTTACATTCGACCATGTAACTGATAATTCGTGTTCATATGAATGATACGACTTATCACTAGCGTTATAGAATTGATGTGTTTGAAACTGTCCTTCAACTTTTTCAAGCTCTTCTACAGTTTCTTTACAAATATCTGAAGGAATCCAGTCTTTGTAAACTTTGAGATATGTTCTAAGGTCTTTGTCCATTATGTATCCTTCAAGTGGGGCTTGCGCCCCACCCTTTACGCTGCTGCTTTTTCTTCTTGTAGAAGTTGAGGCTCAAACGTTTTTAGTTCATTACCAATTTCAATCTTGCGTGGTTTCTTATGCTCTGGAATGATGTTCTCAAGACCAATGCGTAGAATACCATCTTTGAATTCAGCGCCCTTTACTTCAATCGTATCAGCAATAGTGATTGCTTTAGTGAAAGAACGTGTGCCAATTCCACGATGTAGATATTGAACGTCAGATGTACCGACTTTCTTATCACCCTTGATAGTCAAAGTATTTTCTTGTACTTCGATATCAATTTCATCTTTACTAAAACCAGCAACAGCAAGTTCTACCACATACTTGTTCTCATCTGCTTTGATGATGTTATGTGGTGGAAAATTGTTTGTTGGTCTAGAATCGTTTAGAATTGCTTCAACATCACGAATAAAGTTTTCAAAGCCCAATGTTTGATTGAGAACCATTGGACCAAAGCGACCAGTAATAGTCATTTTTTCTCCTTTTATAAGCAAGTTACAATTATGTGACCCCTAAGGCATCACGACTTACTTGGCAACCTCAAACGCTGTGCGATTGACAAGATAAGTTCTTTGTGGATTACTTTGATTGTACACTTTGATGAATTCATTCAAACCATCTTTTGTCACATCATTGTAATCCCGAGTATACACTTCTTCTTTGGTATACTTGTTGATTAGTCTCACTGGATTTTTTTTCACTTTGTTCATAACCAGTCACCATTATTCTAATTTACCTTTTTTACCTATGTTATATTTAGCAATCAATTCCCAATCGTCTTTTTCTTTGAAAGAGATGATTTTTATCTGATGGATTGGTGCCATATTGTTCTCTACAATATCATAGTTTATAATCTTTATCAAGCCCCATTCCTCTAAAAGATTGGCAATAGCGTTGCGTCTTTGTATATCATTCTCGGTAATAGTCGATAGTTTACCGTCTAGTGCGAATAGTTCTTTGAAATGTACGATGTAATACTTGCCTTGTTTGTGTAGAATGTGGCAAGATTGATAAAGTACCTTTTCTTTTCTACTTGAAACGCCAATTCTTGTAAGTGTCTCACGTACTTTTAGAAAGTCATCCTGTTCTGTCAGTGTGACTTCAACAAATTTAGATAAATCAACCATGTCATTTTCCTAACCCGCCCCTTTGGGATTCTTCTTTTATTTTTTGGATTTGTTCTTTGCTGAGTAGGCGCAGGGCTTCTCTTGCTTTGGAATTGGACAGGCCATAAGCCAGTTTGATACATTCCAAATCATCGTTTTTTTCTGCCTTAGCCCACTTCGCAAAAGGTCTTTTCATAGACCTTACAGTATTTAGCAAAAAGTCGTTTTGCATCTTTTTGTCTAAATGATGACGGCGATTCATCTCATTGGCATACATAACACAGTCATTGTGCTGAGACAAGGCACGATTGACCAGAAATGGCTGATATTCCCGTTCAGTCAAATCGTCAACAATCAGTTGCTTCTTAGTCTGAAGAATGGCTGTGGCATAGTCAAATGGATTGCTCATTTGAACTCCACATTGGCCATAAGTTCAGTCAGACAAGCAACAAGATTGATTTCTTGATCGGCAACAAATGCTTGTTTGTATTGATAGTCAGCAATGATAATCACTGCTTGTGGAATACTCTGAGGCTTTGCAATGTCATACAAAGCATCATAGAGTTTACGAAAGAATGTCGTGTTATCAATGTCAGTTGTCGCTGCCCATTTGCGGACGGACGTAAAGTCTTTTTCTTTCAGATGTTTGACAATCTGTGAAATAGAAATGTCACCAATCTGAGAGAGGATGCCTACATCAATCTTGCCGAGTTGAGAGTAGCGTTGTAATTCATTGATAGCACGACGAAAATCTGGAAAGTGTTTTTTGATGAGTTCAGCAATTACCTTCTCATCATACTCAACTTTCTCTGTGTCTAGTATGTGTGTAATGCGTTTGAAAAACGCAGAAGCCATCTTTGCTTTTTCACCATTGACCAAACGAAAATCAATCACAGCACAACGACTGTGAAGTGGTTCAATGATTCTGCTTTTGAAGTTACATGTAAAAATGAATGAACAGTTTACAGCAAACTCCTCAATGGCATTTCTTAGAATTGCTTGTGCATTTGGTGTGAGATAATCTGCTTCATCGAGAATAATGACTTTACGACCACCAGTAAATGACATTGATGAAGCATAGTTCTTTATCTTTACACGAATTGTATCAACACCATTCTCATCAG